TTTTTTTGGACTTATTGCATTGGGCGGGTAGTCTTACAAAGAAATCTAGCCGAAAGCCTATAACTTTAGTTATTGGGGTGTTAAGTAGTTTTCTTTCGGGTAAAAATCGAATTGAGGTGAAACAGTTATGTCTTCGAAAAATTGAGGTGAAACAGTTATGTCTTCGAAAAAGAAAGGCTTCGCTCGAACCAAGTTTGGTAGCAACGATGTAAAAAAGAAAAAATCAACTAAGAAGCCCCAAACATTACTCCCTATGCCTCCAAAATCTGTACTGGATAGTTTAAAACTCACTCCAAAACAACGCCTATTCGTGCAAGAATACTTAATTGACCTCAATGCAACGCAAGCAACGATAAGGGCGGGATATAGTGTAAAGAATGCGGAATTTCAGGCGCATTGCTTATTAAAAAATTCCAAAGTGAAGCAAGCCATTGAATTAGCTATGTATGAGCGGGAACAAAGGATTAAGGTAACTCAGGATAGGGTGGTTGAGGAACTTGCGAAAATAGCCTTCATCAATCCAACCGATGTAGTTAATTCATACGATGCATCATTACGCAACGGTGCCACCCGAGAAGATACCGCTGCAATATCATCTATCCGGGTAAAAAGACTTCCCACCAAAGAAGGTTTTGGAGTAGAACGGGAAATAAAGTTATATGATAAGATTCGTGCATTAGAGTTGCTTGGTAAGCATTTAGGGTTGTTCAACGATAAGCTGAATATAACAGCCGATGCAGTGGTAAGGATAGTGGATGACCTAAGTGATTCAAAAGACGATGCAACGGAGACCAATAGCGAAATCGAGGAATGATGCATATGATGAAGGCTCCGGTGGTAGATGTAAGGCTTTCGGAATTAATTGCACCATCCTTCTATGAAGTGCATAGGGAGCTAAAAGAGGAACTGTATGATGAATATTGGCTCAAAGGTGGACGTGGTTCAACCAAATCCACCTTCATTAGTGTTGAAATAATCCTTGGGATATTGCAGGACCAGGACGCAAATGCAGTAGTTTTCCGCCGCTATCAAAATGAACTCCGGGATTCAGTCATCGGTCAGTTTGAATGGACTATTGCAAAGATGAATATGGGACATCTGTTCCACGTGCAAGTCAGCCCAATGCAGATCATTTACCTACCCACTGGGCAGAGGATCATTTTCCGAGGCGCTGATAACCCTAAAAAGCTTAAATCTATCAACCTGGGCCACGGCTACATCAAATATGCATGGTTTGAAGAGTTAGACCAATTCGGTGGAATGAATGAAATACGAAACATCCTGCAATCAGTATTCCGAGGAGGAGACCAAAAGCGGGTAGTATTCTTCTCATACAACCCTCCAAAATCGTCCCGTTCATGGGGGAACCAAGAGGTGAAAATACCGAAACCGGGAAAACGAGTTCATCATTCAACATACTTGGATGTACCGAGGTATTGGTTAGGTGAAAAATTTTTAACTGATGCAGAGCACCTAAAGAAAACGAATGAGCTTGCATACAGACATGAATACCTCGGAGAAGAAATCGGAACAGGCTTGGAAGTATTCACCAATGTAATACTTGAAATCATTACCGATGAACAAATTGCACGGTTTGACCGAATACGTCAGGGATTGGACTTTGGTTATGCAGCTCATCCGGCTTGTTTTGAGCGTATGTATTATGATGGTACAAGACGTCGGTTATATTTATTTGCAGAAGTTGCTGGATTGAACTTGTCCAATAGGTTGCTGTATATGAAGATTCAAAAATACAACGATGTTATTACTATTGCAGATAGCGCAGAACCGAAATCAATTGATGAGTTGAGAAGTTATGGTCTGAGGGCAATCCCTGCAAAGAAAGGCCCGGGTTCAGTAGAATTCGGAATCAAATGGTTGCAAGACCTTGAGGCCATTATCATTGACCCTCAGCGTTGTCCATTAGCCGCAAAGGAATTTATCAATTACTCGTTGGAAACGGACAGAAGTGGAATGGTCAAAGACAAATTCCCAGACAAAGACAACCATTCCATTGACGCTGTAAGGTATGCATTGGAAGATGATATGGTTGGGTATAACATGCACGGAGTAGGGCTACTGAGAGGAGCGAAATTATATGGCTAAACAAGGATGGCTTAAAAAAGCCGTTGGTGAAATATCGAAACTGCGTCAAAATATATTCGGCCAATTTGGTAGCCTTATTGGTGGCCACTGGAATGTTCCATATGTACTGAACAGTAGCCGAGTTGACTACGAGCTTGCACGGCAGCTGTATCACAATACCCACGACGATTACAAACTGGGTGCCGGGTTTGCGAAGCCAATTATTAACACCTTAGCTGGATTCATGGGTGTGCCAAGGTTCCGGTGTAAGGACGAAGAGGGTCAGGGAGTCCTGGACGAGCACGTGAGCCGCTGGGTTAGCCGAATGCAAAGAGTACATCAGCTTTGTCTACGGGATGGTGACTGTTTTGTGATGCTGGTCAACCTGGAGAACGATGACCCGCTTTATCCCGAGGAAGAAAACCAGATTGACTTTATTATCATTCCACCCGAGCAGATAGCGGATATTGAAATTGATCCGATTACCAGTAGGCCAAAGGCATACACAATTGAGGCCAGAGCAAAATGGGACGCTGGACAAAGAGAATATGCTGTTATGCAAAGGATTACGGCCGAAGAAATTATTGTCAAAGTGGAGGGCGACGCTCCGGAAGGTCTGACTAGTGAAACACGGCCTAACCTTTGGGGGTTTATTCCGATAATTCACTTCAAGAACGAGCCGGAGGAAACAGAGTTATACGGCACAAGTGAACTGGAGGCAGTGGAGCCTTACCTAAAGGCGTACCACGACGTTATGCTCCACGCTATGCAGGGCAGCAAGATGCACTCCACCCCCAGGCTAAAGCTTAAGCTTCGGGACGTACAAGCCTTTTTGCAGAATAATTTTCCCGAGGCGCTAAAGGCAGTTCAGCGGGGCGAACCGGCAAACATCGACCTGAAAGGTCATGAGCTGCTCATATTTACTGATGAAGAGGACGCCAGCTTCATAGAAGCCCGTTCCACAATCGGTGATGCAGAAGCTTTACTGAAGCTTCTCTTTTATTGCATTGTTGACGTTTCCGAGGTCCCGGAATTTGCTTTTGGCGTGCACACTCCCAGCAGTCATGCCAGCGTAAAAGAACAGATGCCTTTACTCATTCGCCGGGTAGCGAGAAAACGCGAAATGGTGACAGAGAACTGGCAGACTTTAGCCCGGATGCTGCTAGTTATGCATAGCAAGAGGACTGGTAAAAAGTTTGAGAGCTATGAAGTAGGAATCACCTGGGATGTCATTATCGAGCGGGATGAAAAGGAATACGCAGACACCATTAACACCTTGGTGAATGCGCTTAATACTGCCCTTATGGGTGGATTTATTAGTCTTGATGCTGCTGTGGATCTGCTGGCTCAGTACATTGACACCATGCAGGAGTACGCTACCGATGACCCAACTATACCGGGAGAAAGAGAGCGCATAATTAAGAGCTGGATCATGCGCCGCCGATTGGAGGACGGAGAAGGGTTGGAAGAGCAGCGGCAGGAAATTGAGAGGGAGATTGAAAGCTAATGACCCGCGAAATAGACGAAATCAAAGACGCCGCTGGAGCTTATCGGCGCTGGGCACTGGAGGCTAGGAAAAAGTATATTGATTTGCGGTTACGACAGGACCCTGAAATCAGGGGTCTTTATATTCGCTCTGCTGACCGGGTGGCTAGGGAACTAAGGAAGCTGGCTCTAAAAACACCGTCCAGCTATATACGTAAAAGACAACTTGAGGAACTTGAAGCAGCGCTTCGGACAGAAGCGGATCGGTTAACTGGTAACCTTACTAAAGCTTTTGAACAGTACATTGAACAGGCAGTTGAAGCCGGTGGGGGATACAGTCAAGCTATTGTACTAGACCTGTTTAAGAAAGCTGGCATGGATATCACAAGACTTCGGACAATGTTCGCCACTGTGAACCGCCAGGCAGTAGAGGCTTGCTGGGCGAGGACAAAGAAAGGGCTGTTCCTGTCGGATCGTATCTGGGAGCAAGGAGAAAACTTCAGGAATGCCATGCGGGATATAATTCAAGAGTCAGTAGCTATTGGCCAGGATGCCGTGAAAACAGCTAGGATGTTGCAGCAGTACGTTCGACAGGGAGCGATGACGCTCGCCCGGGACTATCCAGAAATGATGAAACGGATGAAAGGACGTATTCCTGGGGACATCAGCTATGAGGCGTTAAGACTTGCGAGGACGGAAATGACGGCGGCCTTTGGTGAAGGAACCATAGCAGCGGCAAGGGTCAGTCCAAGCTATATTGGCATGAAGTGGGT